GAGGTGGATGCAGCAGGGTATTGTTGCATGGAACAAGGGTTCATTAGAATTAGAGAACGGATCAAAAATAATAGCAGCATCTACATCTGCATCAGCAGTTCGAGGTATGTCATTCAACATCATCTTCCTTGATGAGTTTGCTTTCGTGCAGAACCATTTGGCAGATGACTTTTTTGCGTCTGTATATCCTACTATATCCTCTGGTAAATCTACCAAGGTTATAATAGTATCTACACCTCATGGTATGAATCACTTCTATCGAATGTGGCATGATGCTGAACGTGGGCAGAATGAATATGTCGCTACGGAGGTGCATTGGTCAGAGGTGCCAGGTAGAGATAAGAAATGGAAAGAACAAACTATAAGGAATACGAGTAAACAACAGTTTGCTATTGAGTTTGAGTGTGAGTTCTTAGGATCAGTTGATACACTTATCAATGCAGCAAAACTCAAAGCATTGGTATATGAACAACCTGTAGAGCAGAATGGTAAATTGTCGGTTTATGAAAAACCGTATAAGAAAAGAGATTATATTATCACTGTTGACGTAGCACGGGGAGTAGGAAAAGATTACAGTGCATTCATCGTAGCCGACATCACAGAGTTTCCCTATAAGGTAGTGGCAACATACAGAGACAATGAAATCAAACCCATGCTCTTTCCCTCTGTAATTGAAGATGTGGCTAAAGCATATAATAACGCTTATGTTTTATGTGAGGTAAATGATATAGGTGATCAAGTCGCTTCTATACTATTCTATGACCTAGAGTATGAGAACTTACTCATGGTTGCCATGCGTGGTAGAGCAGGTCAGATAGTGGGATCAGGATTCTCTGGTGTCAAGACACAACTAGGTGTGAAGATGAGTACAACCACTAAAAAAATAGGTTGCTCAAACCTGAAGACGCTGATAGAGGAGGATAAACTTACATTCTGTGATTATAATATCATAAGTGAATTGACTACATTTATATCTAAGAAACAATCATTCGAGGCAGAAGATGGATGTAATGATGACCTTGCTATGTGTCTTGTAATATTCTCATGGTTAGTGGCTCAAGACTATTTCAAAGAGATGACAGATTCTGATGTAAGGAAGAGAATATATGATGAGCAGAAAAATGCGATAGAGCAAGACATGGCACCATTTGGATTTGTAAGTGATGGATTTGAACTTGAAGAACAGACCACTGTTGAGTCGGATGGAACTGTGTGGAAGACAGACGAATACGGTGATAGATCATATATGTGGGAGTACCTTTCGTAAAAAAGTACACTAAATAACCAGTTTTTCTAAATAGTTTCAGTCAAAAAGCTATGGTACTGTAGGGAGTTAGAATGGCACTTCGATTAGCATCTCCAGGTATTTCAGTAAGAGAAGTTGATTTGACCCGTGGGGCGGTAGATTTTAGTCTCAATGTCGTAGCGGGTTTAGCGGCTCCTTTCAAAAGAGGACCTGTCAATGAAATTACTAGAATAAACAATGAGAAAGAATTAATAGATGTTTTCGGCACACCTGGTGTGGGAACAACTGATAGACATTATGAATGCTGGTACTCAGCAGCGAATTTTCTTTCATACGGTGGTAAATTAGATATAGTAAGATCAGCAGGTGGAGATCTAAACAACGCAAATGCGGGTGTAAACACTTCTGCTCTTGGTGGTATCTACAGTGGTTCTCTCAAGGTTGAGAACTACGATGATTGGAACAACAACGCATCAGACGACACAACTTGGTATTTCGCAGGTAAATATCCAGGCAGTTACAACAACGGGGTAAAGGTTTGTGTAATAGACAACTTTGCTGACCAAAGAATCACACCAACATTTACAGGTGGTGCTATCGGAGACGTTGTTGTTGGAGCAGGTATTACTCAGGCACTTACTGGAGTTACAGTCGGTGTTGGTACAACTGCTGCTGCATCAGGTATTCTGAAAGGAATCGTTGCAGGTAAAGATGCAACTGCAGGTACAGTTGATGTAAAGGTTGTAAGCACAGTCATAGGTGGTACAGAAACATTAGTTGACTATCAATCAAACTCACAGTTCGAGTACAAAGACGGAACTGCGATATACTTCACTAATGCTGGAGGAACAAACGTTGCTTCATCAGCAGGTGGAACTCCATCACATACAGTGGTTGATTGGTATGATCAGCAGAATATTCTCACAAGTATTGCAGATGGTGGATCAGATCTTACCACTGTAAAATGGAGAGCTGTACTCAATAAACCAAAAGATAGTAACTTTACTAGATCAAGGAACGGTAGAAACGACGCACTCAACATTGTTGTTGTAGACGTTGATGGAAAAGTAACTGATGAACCTGGATCTATCATAGAGAAGTTTGGAAACCTATCCAAAGCATCTGATGCTCAAGGTATAGGTGGTGCTCCAATATACTATAAGAATTTTCTTGCAGAACAGTCAGAGTACATCTGGTCAGGACAACATGTAACTGCTGCAGATGATGCACATCATGGCACAGTGGTCACAGCATCTGGTTACTCATCTGGATTCACAGCAGTCACAGACGCAGCTGGACAGTGGGGTCAGGAAGCAAGAAACAATAAGTTCTCTTCAATTGGAAACGCAAGTTACAGTTTCGAGTCTGGAAGAGATTACACAGGCATTGGTCTATACGATCCTCCTCTAGGAGATGTCTTGACTGCTTATGATAAGTTCAATGATGACGTAAATAGCGACATCAGATTCTTACTACAAGGTAGTGCACACAAGACTAAGGAAGAGGAACAGGCAAAGGCAAACAAACTAATTTCAATCTGTGAATTGAGAAAGGATTGTATCACATTCATCTCACCAAACAGAGCGTCAACAGTCAATGTTGCTGACCCTGCAGATCAACTCAAGAATGTATTAGGATTCTTCGGTCCTATCACTGCATCATCATATGCAATATTCGATACTGGTTATCAGTACGTTTATGATAGGTTCAATAAGAAATTCATCTACATGCCACTATCAGCAGACATTGCAGGTTTATGTGTAAGAACAGATAGGGATCAATTCCCATGGTTCTCACCTGCAGGTTTAGTAAGAGGTGGACTCAACTTTACAGTGAAGTTGGCATTCAATCCTGGTCAGGATGCAAGAGATCAGTTGTACTCACAAAGAGTCAACCCAGTTATCTCAAGACCAGGCGACGGTGTAATTCTATTCGGTGACAAGACTGCAATGTCAGTTGAAAGTGCATTCGATAGAATCAACGTTAGGAGATTGTTTATCACTCTTGAAAAAGCAATCGAGAACGCTGCTAAATCAGTGCTCTTTGAACTCAATGATGCTGGAACTAGACAAAACTTTGTAAACATCGTTGAACCATTCCTACGTGATGTACAAGCGAAGAGAGGTATTCAAGACTTCTTACTCGTTTGTGATGATACAAACAACACACCTGATGTAATAGACCGCAATGAGTTCCTTGCTGATATATTCATCAAACCAGCAAGATCAATCAACTTTATCGGACTAACATTCGTTGCTACTAGAACTGGAGTTTCCTTCAGTGAAGTCGTAGGAACTGTGTAATAGGAGACCTCAACAATGGCATTAGACAGAAACATTTTTTCAATACCAAATAATGAAAGGTCTATTGACTCTTTCAAGTCTAGATTGGTACAGGGTGGTGCTCGTCCTAACCTCTTCGAGGTTGAGATGGACTTCCCTTCAGGTGTAGGTATTTTCGATGAAGAAATTGAAAATACAAGACACAGAATGATGATCAAGGGTGCACAGTTACCTGCATCAAACGTCGCTGAAGTTGTTGTTCCTTTCAGAGGAAGACAACTCAAGGTGGCAGGTGACAGAAGATTTGATCCTTGGACAATCACAATCATCAACGATGGTGACTTCAAACTCAGAGAAGCATTTGAGCGTTGGTCAAACTTTATCGTCAAGGTATCTGACGGATCTGGTACAATCAATCCATCTGATTACTTTGCTGATTGGGTAGTAAACCAATTAGGTCGTGCATCTACTGATTTGAATCTCAGAGGAGAAAACAATCCAGCAACTCTTCCAGTTCTAAGAAGATATCAAATGCATGGATGTTGGCCAAGTCAGGTAAGTGCAGTAGAATTGTCATATGACACTGCTGACGTTATCGAAGAATTCCAAGTTACCCTCCAAGTACAGTGGTGGGAAGCATATGATGGCAATTCAACCGATTCTGTAGTATAATAAATAGGTCAACACAGTAAAATATAATTATGGCAAAACTTTTTGGGTTCTCTATAGAAGAACCCAACAAGGATAATAAAGGTATAATCAGTCCTGTTCCTCAGAATAATGAGGACGGAGCTGATTATTTTCTATCGAGTGGATTTTACGGGCAGTATGTAGATATTGAGGGTGTATTTCGTACAGAGTTTGATGTAATAAAAAGATATCGTGACATGTCACTTCATCCTGAGTGTGACACTGCAATAGAACATGTTGTCAACGAGGCAATTGTATCTGATAGTAATGACAGTCCAGTCGAAGTCAATCTGGATAACTTGAATGTAAGTAACTCGATGAAAAATGTCATCAGAGAAGAGTTCAAGGGTGTAAAAGACTTACTAAATTTTGATAAGAAGGCACACGAGATATTCAGAA